ATGCGAAAACTGCGGCGAGCATTTGGACAGAGATCAGAATGCCGCGAAAAACATTCTTCAATTTGCCGGTGGACAGCCGGTTAAAGGACATGGAGAGCATATCAGTCACGCCAAGGCTTCGGCCTCGGCGCGCAATGCTCGTCGAAGTGTCAACCAACCTAGCTCTGCAAATGTCTAGCATATTTGTATTCTTGGAATCCCCGCGCCTTCAGGCCGGGGAGGATGTCAAGGGTTGATGACTTTCAGAAATTCATCGAGAGATCGGACGGTGTGAACATGCCAGCCGTTGCGCGATAGGCGCTCGTGCATCTCGATTTGCTCTTTACTGCGCTTACCTACGGCTGTTTTGACTTCGACGGCATAAGGGATTCCCTTCACAACGAACGTGAGGTCAGGCCAACCAACCGGGAGGGTTGATCGCATGTACATCGGCGGACAGATGTGGGGAATCCCCAGCCTATCAAGACAACTTGTGATTGCCTTTTGAATTATTTTCTCTGCGATTTTCAATGGTGAAATGATTGAAGGCGATCGTCGAAGCACTCTGAGCAACGATAGGTTGTCAGTAGTGGGTCTCGGTGTCTGTCGGCGTAATAGACTTGTACTCCTTCCTGAACCTCCTTGCCAGTGATTACGCGCTCGCAATCACGGCAAGGATATTTTGATTCAAGGGAAGCCTCTCGTTTTGTGACGGTGGCTCCCATGGCGTTTAGTACGGAACGTCTGACCCTACCTTCTCGCTTCCATCTGGCCATGGGAGGTCAGAATCTGCGATAGGTGCGCGACTCCTTGTATTCTCTGGAGCCGGAAGTCCGCTCTCTTCCAACACCTTGCTGGTAATATGCTTGGATTTGCTCCGCAGGCGGCTCAGGATGGAGTCGAGCTTAGATGGTTCTGGAGCGGTATTTCCACCTCCCCCCTCAAGAGGATTGAGCCACGCCACCTTGGCGCGAATCTTTCCGTCGTACTCCTCCATCTCAACCGAGACCCGAGCCCTTCTTCCAATCAGGGAATCAATGTCGCCGTTGGCGATGTCAATGCCGAACACCTTGGCGAAGGTCGTAATCGTGCGATCTTCTGCCGCAGGGGTCAACCATCCCGTGTATTCGGTTTTTGCGCCTTCCTCTGGGCCTTCATCAACGATGAGGGTGAGCCTGAGTCCTGCTGATCCGTTCTTGGAGGTTGTCCACCAAGAGTCATACCGAGGTTCCACGCGGACGATAAATTCGCCCGCCTTGTCTAAATAACCGTGCTGGTTCATGTGTCTGTTTTCCTTATTGTTGGGTGTTTACTTTTTCGCTGGCTGGAGATTTTCCAGCTTCGCGATTCCTGCCCTGATACGATCAGGGGCAACTTGCTCAATTGGGGTTTTAACCCATGCTTTCCTCGTCTCGGCATCCAGCGTGGATGTTTCGAGCAGTTCGAGGAATTTTTTACGAAGCGATGGAGGGCTGTTTTTCTCAACCTCCCTGATGAAAACTTCGTAATCCAATGGAAGCACATCAGGCAATCCAAGGCGATTCTTGGCTTCCCATGCAGGGCTCCAGTTGGTGTGGATCACGCGATCCCCGGCGATAGCCTTCTCGCTGCGTCCTTCCTTCATTTTAAAAACCTCATAGGTGGCGAATAGGCAGGCGTCTGGCCATTCGCGCAGGAGAGCTGTAAAGAACTTGTGTCCTTTGAGTTGGTAGCGATCCCATGCGGTGCCGTCTGGCGACATGAAGTTTTTGATTTCAACATGGGAGAGGATGACAATCGACATATTCTGGCGAGCGCGAAGCAGATCGAGTTTTTGGAGAAGAACAGAAAGCTCCTGTTCCGCCGCCTTGTAACCTTTCTGCCAGCCCCCACCAACGTCCTCGATCGACTGAATCTTTGGCGAGTTAGCCTTGCGAACAAGGTAGTCGTGCAGTAGGCGCTCCAGTGAGTCGCTGGTGTCGATGACGAATGACTTGTGGCCATGTGCATCTACCGTCAGCGCTTGGACAGTATCGAGCACCTCTTCCCACGATGCCGGGGAAAGATGCGCGACATGGTCGAGCCCAGTGAGACCTTCCTCTGGTGCCAGAAAGAGAGGGTCAGGAAATGCGGCTCCAAAAGAACTCTTGCCGATACCTTCAGGCCCGCAGAGAAGGACGCGAGGCGGGAGGTTTTGACCGCCGCGTTTGATGTTGTCGAGGATACTCATGATGTTTTACTTAAGGAGGACGGCACTGAGGCGATCCATGTGGTTGCTGAATGCTTGTGTGAAGCGGCGTCCAAAGCCTTCCGACTTGGGATCGCCTGATGATTTTTCCGCCAGCTTGGTTGCTGTTGGAATGCGGAGATTGCGATTGTGGATGTACTCACAATCATGGAACGGGACGAACGGAAGACGCCGACCATTGATGATGGTTTCAGCGCAACCACAGGTAGCGAGACGTTGGTTCATTGATGTATTGGTTTGATGTGGATGTGGACTATTACTGAGGCGAGTTTGGGTGTCCAGCCCAACCTGCATAATTTTGCGATGCAGCCCAAGCGTCGAGAGACCGGCGCTTGATCATGCGATCGATCTCGCGGGTTTTTGGATCGTAATAATCCTTAAAGCGGATGCGCCCCTTGCGAGCGAATTTTCCAATCTTATCGAACAGGCCGAAGCCAGATGACGATGACGCGATGGCCATCGCGATAAGGATACGGCGGTATCCGCGCTCCATTTGGTTGACTAGGCCGATACTGTTGTGGTTTTGACGTTGCATGGTGTTTGTTTATTTTGGGTTGGTTGGTGAGTGGATGAACCAAGGGCCGGTACAAACCTTTCGTCTTGGCGTGGCGCACAAATGAAACACCACCCCGCTTACGCCAGTTCCCTTGGTTCAAATTATTCATAATACAATGAAGGGCTTCAGGAAGGCCTCTATGGCTGCGTGGACATACGATCCGAGGATCAGGGCCTCCTTGTCGTCCCCAACGCGCTCCACGGGTTCCTCGTACTTCAGGAAGTAGTATTGAGGGCATTTGCGGAGGGCTCGCAGGGATGAGTTTGTCAGGAGAGACTTGTCAGAAATACTGTTAGTTTTTTCTGACAGCTCTGCGTGCTTTACCTCTTTCCGGGCGTAGTTGATGCCGTCCACAGATGCCCGACCAGCGCAGAGATTGAACATCTCACAGGTGCTGTACTGATGGCAGGCATCTGGGTTCTTTGGCCAGAGGGCATTGCGGCGGTTGTACAGGATGACCTGCGACTGAGACCATGCGTCCTTCATGTACGCCTCGAGGTCACGATTGGATCGGACGATCTCACGCTGGACGAAGTAGTTGAAGGGATCACTTTCGATCTCATCGTGAAGGCGGACGTAATACTCATCGGGAGTTTCCTTGCGAGTGACAAGCGAGTAGCCGTCATCCACGCTGGCCGACTCACGCCACTTTTTGCCGTCCTTGGTGCGGACGCGCTCGCCTTCGAGGTTGACTACCTGCTTGACGCCGTCGGCATCGAGAACTGGAACATTGAGGGGTCGGTTAGCGGGCTTGCGCATCACGTTGTACAGCACGCTGCGGCACTCGGGGTACTGCCGAGAAATGTCGATGATGTACTTACTTATTTGTGTGTCCATTACGAGAGCTGCCCAGTAGTCCGAATCAGCGCCAATCTGGTCGCTGGTCGTCTTGTGCTCCAGCAGCTTGATCTCCCGGGTGGCACGATGACGGAGGACGCCATCCTTTTTGCCAGCCTCAAGGAAGGTCTTAGATGATCCGCCCGTCTCGGGGTTCAGGAGCTCGAATGCAAATTCGCTCTCCACCTCCAGAACATCGTGAACCTCCAGCACAGGCAGGAAGGCGTATGTCCATCGAAGGAACATCGCCTCCGCCTTAGCGGTGATGTAGTCGCGCTGGACTGGGAAGACGGAGCCAGCATCGCTGATGGCTTTTGAGAGGGTGATTGTGTCGATTCCTGTATACATGGGATTTATTGGGTTAGATTAGTGATTCTTCGCCTCGATTTCGGTGATGTAAAAATGGATTCCTGCGGCGCATTCTTGTGTGAAATCCTCGCACCATTCATGTGCTACAACCCTCTCTCCAGCCTTATAGGTAAGAGGTTTTACACTGCTGTTTGTATCACTATTGCTTTTAGCAGTTTTGCCTTCCGAGATTTCCAATACATCGGCGTACTCAGCGCGGCATTTTCTGCCAAATGCGTGAGATCGTTTCGCATCTTTGGGAATAAGTAGTTTGACGATTTTACCGTATTGGCATTTCTTCCATCCAATCAAGTCACCTTCCCCGAGAATGCGGGTTCTGGCGATAACAAGATCCGCATTCAAAGCACCGGACAGGTTGGCACCGGACAGGTCGGCACGGGACAGGTTGGCACCGGACAGGTCGGCACTGTACAGGTTGGCACGGGACAGGTCGGCACTGTACAGGTTGGCACCGGACAGGTTGGCACCGGACAGGCTGGCACCGGACAGGTTGGCACGGGACAGGTTG